GGTAGTCGCGGACGGCGGACTCGGGGAAGCGGCGCAGCCTGCCGACTCTCACCGACGCGATCTCACCCGTCTGGGCTTTGTGGAGCACGGTCTCGTAGTCGATGCCGAGCAGCTCCGCCAGCTCGGCGCCCGTGTAGTGACGTTCGATCGGCACCTTGCGCAATCCCCCCCTTGCCGCAGACGAATGCCAGACCGCGTGCCCTCGTCATACCGTTGCCTCGAAGAACCAGACGATTGGTTTCCCCGTGGCCTCGGCGATCCTCGACAGCCTCACCGTCGAGATGTTCTGCGTCCGCCCTGTCTCGTACCGGACGACCGTGGCGAGCGACACGTCGATCTTGCCCGCCAGATGTTCGCGCGTCAGACCCGCTTCCTTACGTGCCGTTCTGATCCGCGCTGCCAGCTCGTCCATCACTTGAAGACTGACAATCTACTAGGCATCTTTCGCGTAGGCAAAGATGGCCCAAACGATTAGTACGCAATTTCCGGAGAGTGTGGGCAGGCTCCACCTCCTGATGAGCTTCGACCCGAAGGACGTCGGGCGCAGGATGCGCTGGGCGCGCGAGGCGAGAGGATGGACGCAACTGGAGTTCTCCCGCCACGCGAATGTGAGCCCGGGCACAGTCAGCCGGTGGGAACGCGGGATGGTGCCACCGGTGCGGGAGCTGATCCGGCTCGCCGGCGTGCTCGGCATCGACACGGTCGACCTCGTCGAACCTGCACCCGCCCCGGAGGCGGGGCTGCTCGAGGAGTCCCGTGTGCGGGAGATCATCCGGGAGGAGCTCGCCCCGCTCGCCGAGAGGCTCGACCTGATCCTCCAGCTCGTCGCCGGCGACACCCGAGAAGCGGCGTGGGCCCGCCACCGGATGGGCGGCCCCCAAGGCTAAATGGCGCAGCGGGACCTCAGACGCGTCCGGAGGCGGGCGGAGACGGTCGAGCGAGCCCGCCTCGAGCTCCGCGACGCCATCGTGGTCGCGCACCGGTCCGGCGAGTCTTTCCGGGACATCGCCCCCTTCGCGGGAATGTCACACAGCCGCGTGTACGAACTGCTGCGGGAGGCGCAGCGGCTCGAAGGGTGAGCGCAGGCCGACCCCGGCTAGGGCTATTCGTCTTTCAGGCAGGTGTAGATGGTCGCGTGCCCTTGCGGCGCGTTGATGACGAGCGTGCCGGGGCTGAACCCGTTGGGGCAGGTGAAGCCGCCGCTACCGGCTGGCCCCGGCGGGCCGATGGGGCCGACCTCACCCTTCGCGCCAGCGGGACCAGCGGGGCCAGCAGGCCCGGCGGGGCCGGCGTCACCTTTCGCGCCCGCGGGTCCGGCTGGGCCGGCGGGACCGGCGGGGCCGCGTTCGCCGCTGCCGACGTTGATGGTGACGGTGCGCCCCGGCCCGGCCTGGCCGCTCGACAAGGCGGTCGAGGTGAGGTAGCCGCTGGCGCCCGCCAACGCGACGGCGCCCACCGCCAGGGCGCCCGCTTTACCGGTGCTCCTGATCGCCTTCAGCGCCTGGGTGATCATCGTGATGCTCCTGCCATTCCTCGTGGATCTCGTGGCTGGCCTTCGCGGCCGCCACGACCAGCGACTGCAACGCCAGGATGAGGCTGCCGAGCCCGGTCACGAACGCCGCGGCCGCCGCGAGCCCCTCCCCGGCCGTGAACGCGAGCATTCACGCCTCGGGCGGCGCCGCCGCCTGTTCGCCCTGGTCGCCGGGGGGCAGGTTCGCGATCCCGTACACGCCCCCGAACGCGATCAGGGCGCTGCTGGCGATCGTGACCCACTGGGCGGCGGTGACCTGGCTGATCGACTCGCCGCCGACCAGGGTGACCTGCAAGGCGCCGAGCCCGGCGACGAGCCCGGCGAACACCGCTTTCAGCGCCTGCTTCACGAACTGGGCGACCTTCACCCCGTCACCTCCTTTCTAGGCCTCCTTCACGCGCACGAACACCGTCCCCTGCGCGCTCCTGGTCCTGGAGCGGCGCATGACCTCGCCGCCGTTCGAGTCGTTGTTGATCGACGTGTTCCCCTCGATCGCGTTGAACGTCGACGGGGACGACCAGTTCTCGAACAGGCCGACGTGGTCGTAGGTGCCGTCGAACTGCCAGTCGTAGCAGACGAGGTCACCGGGCTCCGGGTCGTCCGTGGTCGTCAATCCGTTCTTGCCGGCGCGCGCGTCACTGACGATGTACGGCACGTAGCTGTACCTCGAGCCCTGCACGAACGCGGGGCTATCCCCGCTGGTCTCGTAGCACCACGTAGTGAACATCGCGCACCAGGGGCCGGTCATCCCGTACCAGGTGCAGTACTTCACCTTGTTCGTGTCGGGCGGTGACTCCTTGACGCCGAGCTGGGTGACCGCCTTCTGCAGCGCGGCGTCGCGGATCGACCCTTTGGGGCTGGCGGGCTCGTGCCCCTCGAACATCCCGTACGCGGTGTTGATGAGGTTGACGGCGGTGGCGTCCATCGCCATCTCCCCGGCGTGCGACCCGGTAGGCACCCGGGCGCTGCGGAGGAGGTTGAAGGTGGACTGGCCGACCCAGCCGGTGTCGTCCAGGTCCTGCTGGCGTTGCACGCCGGCGAGCCCGGACTCACCGACGTTCCCTGAGATCCCGTGCGCGAACCCGTTGCTGTAGGCGCCGTCGAAGTCCTGCCACGGCCACCGGCCCAACCTCGAGACTGTCCGCTTGTACGCCTCCACGTCGGGGCCGTCCATGCTCGCCTTCTTCCCCTGCGCGGCCGCGTCCGGCGGGTACAGCGGCCTGGGGAACCCGGCCACCTTCACCATGGGGCCGCCCTTGTACGGGGTCTCCCACCACTCGCTCATCAGCAGAGCTCCTCGTGTTGCATCGTCTCGGCCAGGTACCCGTAATAGACCTCGCCGGGCTGCACCTGGTACTGCGCGACCGTCCACCCCCAGTACACGCCGAGGCAGGGGACGATCATCTCGCGCGCGTAGCCGCGCGTGAGGCACTCGTTGACCATGGCGTCCCAGAAGCCGCGCGGGTTGCTCGCCCACTCCTGGTTCTCGCAGCTGTACACCTCGGGCTGGACGCACACCTGGCAGTCCTGCATGAGGTTGTCGAACTCCTCCCCGATCGTCCTCGACGGCTCCATGTTCGTGACGATGAACAGCGGCACCGTGCTGATCTCGTTCGCCTTCGAGATCGCCTCCATGCACGCCTGCCCCTGCCCGGTCTCGGCCTGCGCGCAGTACATGTCCGGGCCGAACGACAATGCGAGCTCGGCGCGCTCCGCACTCGGCCATGCGTCCCACAACCCGACTTTCATGCCGCGGGCGCGGCCGGCACTCATGTAGTCGGCGCCGCGGTCGCGGTACAGCTGCACGAGGCACGCCTGGTAGCCGGAGCGCACCATGGCGTCGCACGCCTGTTCCGGGGACCAGGGGCGGCCGTTGAAGTCCTGCCCTTTGTCGCCGTTGCCGGTCGGGTCGCCCATGTTCGAGCCGGCGCCGCCGGCGACGAACACTCCCGTGTCGAACTTGGTGGGGTGGATCTCTTCGGGGGGTAGAGGCTCCTCGTCGTCGTCGGCCTGGTCGTGGTCGTCGGCGAGGATCTGCAGGGTCCGCTCGAGCTTGTCGTACGCCCCCCACGTTGCGAGGTCATCGGTGCGGTTCGGCTTGGTGCCACCCGGGTCGAGCTTGCGCAAGCGTTCGATCGACGCGTGGATCCCGTCCTGGCCGCCGATCAGGGTCATGCGAGGAGGTCTCGGAGCTGGGCGACGGTGACCGGCTGGTCGTCGGGGAGCCCCTCGAGCCGCTCCTGGAGCGTCTGGGGGGTCACCGGGTCGGGTGTCTCCTTCTGCGCCTTCTGGTGGGCTTTCTGCTCGCCGGCTTTCATGGGCCGGTGCTCGGTTTCGCCGGTCTCACAGTTGATGACGAGAACGGTGGGGTCGGCCATCGGTGCCTCCTTAGGCGAGCCCGTACAGGGTTGCGCGGCTTCCGGCGGCGTAGTTGCCGCTGGAGAGGAGCAGGGTGATCCGGTTGATCGCCGTCAGGCTCCCCCAGATCCCGCCGTGATTCTTCGTGGTGGTTGTCCCCGTCGAGGCGCCGGTGCTGTACCCGCTGATCCCGTTGATCAGCTTCAGAAACGACGTGCCCGCATAGTTGGGGATGTCGATCACGGCGGTGCCGCAGGATCCGGCGGGTGCGCTGGCGGCGGGGATGGTGGCGGCGGTGAGGCTGGTGGCTGACGCCTGCTCCTGCGCGGAGGCTGTGGTAGGGGCGCTGTTCAGCACCTGGATCGACGAGTACACCGCGGTCGAGTCGCTGTTGAACCGCATGGTCGCGTTCACCAGAGTTGTCGCCGCGTCCGAGCGGGCGGCGAGCACCAGGCGGAGGTGCAGGTAGGTGGCGGGGATGCTGACGAAGTCGATGCTCGCCGCCGCGGCACCGAGCAGCGAGTCCTGGATGCGGGTGATCCCGCCCAACCCGGCGGGCAACTGGGCGACCGGAACTTTCCCCGACGAGTCCAACCCGGCGACACCGTTCGCGGCCCCGATGAACGAGAGGTCGGCGGCGGCGATCGGCTGCCACGACATCGCCCCCGACGCGCCCCCCTTCAACCAGCGGCCGGACACGCTGACCGGGGGGAGTGCGTTGTCGACGTCGGTGGCGAGCTCGTTCATGTCGGTGGGGACGTCGGCCGGATCCGTCGGCTCCGGGTAGCGCAGACTGTGGATCGTGGTGGTTCCCATGCGGGCCTCCTATCCGGCCTTGATTTGCGCGTAGGTGGGGTTGAGCGGCACCAAGCGTCCGAACGGGGTGCCGGGCCACGCCCCTGATGCTTTCGGCCCCCAGAACCTGAGCGACGCCCTGTCGAGGTAGACGGCGCCGTCCGCGCCCACCGCCCCGGTGGGCGGGCCTGTCCCCGACACGAACGTGACCGGGGTGCTGGTGCCGCCGCCGCCGGCGACGCCACCGACCGCCCCGATCGCCAGGATCATCGAGTCCCCGGCCAGGCACACCACCGGCTCCCCCACCGTCGGCACATAGCTCGAGATGCGGGGGATGGTGGTGAGGACGCCCGCCTGGTCGATCGTCACCCGTTTGCCGTCCGGGATCGACGAGACCTTCGCGATGAGCGCGCTGATCCCCGTCCGGTCGAGCTTCTCCCGGAGCACGTAGCTGAGGGTGCGGGTGAACGGGACACTGCTCACGACGACACCTGGCTGGTGGTGGTGAGCTCCAATGCGCCGGTGACGTCGAGGCCCAATCGGATCGCGTTCACGGTCTGCTGCTCGACGCGGCCGTCCGGGTAGCGGATCTCGATCAGGTCACCGGGCTCGAGTGCGGGGTTCGGGATCCCCTGCAGCACCAGGGTGCGCGACAACCCCAGGCGGAGGTTCAACAGGCTGCGGGCGGTGCTGTCGGCCTGCGCCTGCGACGCCACCGCCGTCGAGCTCGAGATGAGCGGCACTTTCCCGAACGGGCCTCCCCACCGGGTCGCCGCCAGCGGGTCGTCGTAGGTCGCGAGCGCGTAAATTGGGGGCTGGTCGACGTCCGGCTGCCCCCTCACCGAGACACCGTTGCGGACGCTCGAGCGGTCGACGGTCTCGGCGACCTGGATGAGGCTGCCGTTGTCGCCGGCGTCGAACACCCACGCCACCGTGGTCGACGGGGTGCGCGGCCGGATGACGAAGTCCCCTTGGTTGTCGAACAGCGCCTCCGCCCCCACACTCGAGGCGAGATCCGAGAGGGCGGCCGCCCGATCCTCCTCGTACACGGTCGCCCCGCTGAGGATCGGCTCCGACGGCGGGTCGGTGAGGATGTGGTAGGCGATCGTGCTCCCGAACACGTCCTGGACGATCTGGACGGCGGCGGTCGACACCCGCACCCCGGTGGGCGCGTACGGGGTGACGAACCGCTCGTCGATGATCTGCGCCATCCGGTCGTTCAGGGTGAGCGCCGCGGTCTTCTGCTGCTCGTCCCACACCACCGAGTCCACCCGGAAGCGGCCCAGCTGCACACGCTCGGCGACCCCGTCCGCGTACGTGATGCCGCGCTCGACGACGCAGTAGCCGCCGTAGGGGAGCTCCGCGACCGCCTCCCGCACCTGGTCGTCGACGAGGGTGAACGCGATCTCGAGGGTGGCCTGCCGCGTGATCTGGGCGTCCTGGTCGACCGTCAGATCCCCGCTGACGACGCGCACGTCGATGGGGGTGGCGAGATCCGAGGGGGCGTAGATGCTGGCGGCCACCGAGATCGCGTGCGACTGCCGGAGCGCGGTCAGGAACCGCTGCGACACGGTGAGCATCAGACGTCGTCGGGGAGCCAGGGGATCACCGGTGACGCGTCACCGCCGGCGAACGTGTACAGCAGCGCGTCATAGGTGCCGACCGCGGCGAGCAGCGCCGCATAGGTGGCGTAGGTCGCCTTGACCAGCGCGTACGTCATGGGCGGGGTCGGCACGAAGATCGCCGGGTCAGGGCGTTCCACCTGGATCACCGACACCTTGAAACGGCGCTGGGGGGCGTCGCCGAGGGTGAGGAACCGCTCCTCCACGAACTGGGTGACACCGAGGTACATGTTCCCGATCCCCATGTCGGGGCTGGTGCGGAGCAGGAACGGGTAGCCGCTGCCGAGGAGCGCCCTGACCTCGTCGCGTTCCGTCAAGGTGTCGGTGAGGACGATCAGCTCGCTCGACGGCGTCCACGCCGGCAGCGACGTGAGCACGGGGGCACGCCTGTTGAGGATCCGGTGGACGCCGACGGCCGCCTCGAAGTCCAAGTCCACCATGCTCTCGATCGTCAACGGGAGGCTGTTGGTGGGGCGGGCCAAATCGACGAGCCACGCCGGGCACTGGTTCCAGGCGGCGGTGAACACCGCGGTGGCGGTGCCGACCACCGTCGCCCCGTCATAGACGGTGACCTGGTAGGTGACCGGGACGTCCAACGGGAGCTCCCAGTCGCGGACGATCTCGGTGGGGATCGCGACCGGCGCGTTCACCGCCCCCCTGACCCCCGTCACCGCGCCGGAGGGGCTGGTGCGGTTGATGGTGTACGTGTCGGCGCCGGCGGGGACACCGTCCACCTCGAGCCGCGCCGCCGCCTTCGCCGGCTCCGGGCTGACGGTCAGGGTGACAGCCATCTACGTCAACCCCGCGAGGAGCGTCTGGGCGACCCGGTTGTTCTGCTGGTGCACCTCCGCGCGCACGAGGCCGCGGAGCTCCTGGTCGCCGATGAACACCCTGACCTCGACGGGGCCGCCTCCGGTGACTGGCGGCGGCGTGTCCGTGGCGCCGCCGGCGCGGGCGGCCCTGATGAGCGCGTTGAACTGGGCTAGCGGGACGACCGCCTCCGGGCCGGCCTCGGCGATCATGGCCAGGTGGGGCGTGGTGAAGATGCCGCCCTCGGCGTGGCCGGGGATGAGCTTGCCGATTAGCCCGCCGCCGGGGATCGAGGGGAGGCTGATGTGATCCGGGATCGACCGGATCGCGTCCGTCAACGCTCTGGCTGCGCCGGCGGCGGCGTTGAACGCCCCGGCGATCGCGCTCGCGATCCCCGACAGGGGGCCGAGCGCCGAGCTCGCTGCTTTCCCGGCCGCCTCCAACGGGCCGGTGAACACGCTGGCGGCGGCCTTGGCTGCGTTCATGGCGGCGTTCAGGCCGCCCTGCAACGCGGACAGGATGCCGCGGAGGCTGCCTGCTGCGCCGCCGGCGGCGTTGAACGCTGCGCGGAGCGCGTTGACGGCGCTCGAGGCGGCGCTCGACGCTGCGGACACGGCGCTGCGGATCGCGTTCCAGGCGGCCGACACGGCGGCCTGTGTGGCCTGGGCTGCGGTGGCGACGGCGGCGCGGATCGCGTTCCACGCGGCGGCGGCCGCGGCCCGGGTGGCGTTCGCTGCTGTGGTGACCGCGCCGGTGATCGCCTGCCACACGCTCAGGACGAGGGCGCGGATCTGGTTGTTCACCGAGGTGACCAGGCTGAGGATCCCGTTCCAGGCTGCGGCGGCGGCCGCCCGGATCCCCGCCCACAGCACGGTGAGCAGCATCTGCAGGGGGAGCAGCGTCTTCTTGATGTTGTCGACCATCAACGTGACGAGGTCACGGACGAGCTGCGTGAACGCCCGCCACGCACCCGACCAGTCGCCGCGGAGCAGGGCGGCGATCACCTTGAAGATGTCGGTGATCACCTTGAACGCGTCCTGCATCACCCGGACGTTCGCCATGATGATCGGCCCGATCAGGTTCCAGTTGTCGGCGAACACCTTCACGACGGCGATGACGACCTGGCCCAGTGCGAGCAGCGCCTGCCCGAACGCGTCGATCATCGGTTTCACCTGCTGGAACCCCTGCTGGATCGCCGCGCTGATCTGCGGCCAGTTCTTCTGCAGGTACGAGATGACCTGTTCGATGTAGGGAATCGTCTTGCCGACCAGGTCGCCGGCGAAGTTGTTGAACGACTCCCGGACGATCGCCAGCTGCCCCGGCAAGGTTTTCCCGATCGCCTCCGCCGACCCGCCGAACTCCTTGTTTAGCTCGCGCAGGATCAGCTTCTGCGCCTCCATCTGGTGCCCGGACTCGACGAGCGCTTTCACCTGATCCTGCTGCGCCTGCGTGAAGCTGACCCCCACCCGGCGGAGGGCCGACATGCCTTTCACGGGGTCGTTGAGGGCTTTCCCGAGCTGGATCGCGCTCGTCTTCATGTCCTGCCCCAATGCGACGGACATGTCGGCCATGATCTTCGTGGACTGGGTGAAGATGTCGTTGTTCTTGCCGGCCTCGTTCCGGATGTTCGTGAACGTCAACAGGAGGTTCTCGCCGGACTGGATCGCCTCGTCGTCGATCCCGGTCTTCTTCATGATCGACCCGGCCAGCTCCTGGACCTGCTTCGTCGTCACCCCCGCCGACTTGCCCGTCGACTTGATGACCGCCTCGGTCTGCGCGGTCACCTTCTGCGACTGCTCCCACTCCCCGATCCCCGTCTTCACCGTGTAGATCAGCGCGCCGACGCCGGCGGCGCCGGCCGCCAACGCCCCCGCCTTCCCGACACTCTTCAGGCTCGACGCGAACTTGCTGCTGCCGCTCTCCGCCTTCGCGAACCCGGACGACAGTCCGCTGGTGTCGGAAACGAAGTCGACGACGATCCGCGGATTCCCCGCCACCTACCGCCTCCGGATCCGCCTGGCTTCGCGCTGCCTGGCCCGGGCCTCGTTCTCGGCGTACCGCCAGAACGCCGCGTACTCCTCGGCGGTCATCTCGTCGACCTGGCGGGGGGTCATGCGCCAGTACCGGCAGAAGGCGGCGAGCCCGTCGAGCTGCCGCCGCTCGAAGGGTCCACCTTCTCCACCTCGGACGGCCGGATCGTGATCACCACGTCGTCGAGCGCCTCGAGCTCCACCTCGAACCCCTGCCGGCGGAGCTTAATCCAGGCGAGCGCCGCGAACTTGTCGTCGCTCTCGTCGTCCGAGAGGATCTGGCCGAGCGACCTGCCGAACTGCTCTTTCAGGGTGCGGAGTTCCCGGGGGGTGAACCTAGGTTGCGCCATGTCGTCCCGGAGCAGCTCCACCTCGGCGGGGAGCTGCGGGGCGGGGATGGGTCTCAGGGGCTCGGCCATGACATGCTCCTGATCTCGGACTGCGCGGCCTCCTGGCCCGCCTCTTCCAGTTGGGGGCCGGCGTCCATGGCGGCCGGGTACAGGTAGTTCCCCTGCGAGCTGTGCGGGTGGCCGCGGCCCCCGTATTCGACGTACTGCGCGTATGGGACGCCGGCGCCCATGCTCACGCTCGCGCCGTCCCCTGTCGACTGCGCCATCACGCTCCCGGCGAGCCTGCCTGTCCTGCGTGGCACCGCACCTTGCACCTGGGAGGCGACGTCGTTGGCGACCCGTTCGAAGTCGTCGCGGCTGCCGCGGTCGATCTTCCCGGCGAGCTTCCGGATCCCCGCGGCCAGCTCGCTGACGCCGCGGATCTTCACGTTCTGGGCCATCCCGTCTAGGCGGGCGGGGTGGTGATCTTCGTGGGCGGCCCCGTCAGCGACCATTCCAGGCTCACCTCGGACCCGTCGCCGGCGTCGCCGTTCAGCGGCGAGTAGGGCTGCGGGATCACCTCACCGGTCCAGCCGGGGTTCTGCGCGCTGATCGGCTGGTCCTTGTCCGCGGACACGAGGAACGCGCACGCATCCCCTGCCGTGACGAGCGGCTCGAGGACGGCCTCGGTGCCGTCCGCGTCCCACGACTGGTACAGCGTCGCGATCAGCGACCATTTCACGGCGCCCGGGTAGTCCACGCTCCCGCACATCGTGTCCAACGTCGTCACCGACACGTCCGGGGAGAGCTCGAGGTGGTTGGTGTAGCAGGCCAGCTCCTTCAGCGTGGCGCTGTCGGCGCCGAGCTGGAGACTGGCGTTGTCGAGGATCACATGCGTCGGCATCGCTTCACGCTCCTGTTCCGTTGAGGCTGACGGGCACCCGGTAGCCGAGCCGGGCGCCCAGGTAATGCACGTTCGAGATGATCCACTCGCGCGGCGACTGCGCACTCGCGACCGGCCACGGGTACGTGTCCGCGCGGAGCCGGCCGATCGTGTACAGCACCAGCGACTCCACCTGGTCGATCCCCGCCCCGGCCTCGATCCTCGAGCCCACGCACAGGACGACGACGTTCGCGATGGTCATGCACGGCCCCATCACCCTCGGCTGCTCCAGCCACGGGTCATCCCACACCACCACCAGCGCCGGGGGGATGACCGCGTCGGGGTAGTCGACGTGGACGTCGGGATCCGTGTCCTGGGCGGGTGCGAGCACGACCTGGAGCCGTGCCCGCACCTCCTCGAGCGCGAGCTCGCTCACGCGACCGCCCAGTGCTGCTTCAGCGGGGTGAGCGAGTTGGAGTACCGCCTGAACCCGTCCGCGGGGGCGGTCAGGCTGCCGGTCTGGTCGAACCCGATCACCCCGAACGCGGCGTCCTGCGCTTTGAACCACTCCACGGCCCGGGCGACGTTCACCCGGTTCGCCAGCGGATCATCGGCTGGGATCGGGTTCTCGGGGTCGCGGGCGGTGTCGTGGTCGATCTCGCCGGCGGCCGCGTCCAGGCACACCTGGAGACCTGGGGTGTTCTCGGTGGTGACCCGGACGCGGAGCGCGGCGGCGAGCTCGTCGACGGTCGCGTAAGCCATGGCCCCTCAGCCGGCTTTCTTGACCGCCGCGAGGATGTCCGCCTTGCTCATCGACGCCTGAACGTCGAGGCCGTGGGCGGCGGCGTAGTCGAGCAGCTCGGCTTTCGTCATCCCGTCGACACCGTTGCCGTCGCCGGGTGGCGCGTAGTCGCCTGCTTCACGTCTGTCCCTGTACGCGGTCATCACGGGCCGGCGGGCGCGGCGAGCTGCTTGAACCCGGCGGGGTCCATCGCCTCGGCGAGGAACGCGCCGACCACGCCCACCTCGAAGCCAGCGATCGACGGCTCCACGGCGCGGAGCTCGACGGGGGCGCCGCTGTTCTCGGCGGTGAGCAGCGCGCTGCTGTCGAACACGACAGCCGCCTTCGCTGCGAACCCGCCCGAGATGACGAGGCGGAGCCCGGCGACGGTGCCCGTCCCGGCCTGGAGGTTCCCGCTGCCGGCGGCGATGAACACGGGCGCGTCGGCGGCGACCATGCCGAGCAGCCCGTACCCGGTGGCGACGTCGGTGGCGAGCGTGTCGGGCCTGCGGCCGCTGGCGGTGTAGATGGCGCCGGCGGCCTCCGCGATCGCGGCCATCCACCCGGCGAGATCATCGGTGGCGACGGTGATGGCGGGGGCGCCCTGCGCGGCCACCTCGGCGCACGCGACGCTCTCCGTCTGTTTCGCCCACTGCTCCGCCATCAGGTCGAACCAGAGCTGCATCGCGTCCGGGTTCGACCAAACCACGCTCTGCCACGACAGGTCCCCCGAGCCGCCGTACACCTTGGCGGGGACGGTGTTCAGCGCGACCGTCATCTTCTGGGACGGCAGCTCCGTCTTCTCGGCGGTCTGCTCCCCGATGATCGGCCGCTGCGTGATCTTCGGGTAGGTGACCTGGCCGGCGGTAAGCGCGATCGACCGGCTCACCTGGACGACCGGCCTGGCCCGGTTGATCACGTCGATGATCTGGGCGAGGTGCTGCACCGGCAGCAGCCCCGGGATGTCCGTCGTAATGGTGTTGGCGACCGCCCTCGTCAACCGCTCCTCGGCGCGTTCGCGGGCGCCCGGGCCGGCGCGGCTCGCGATCATCGGGTAGCGCGCGAGGATCTGGTCCTGCGCGAACTGCCCGAACGACCGGTACACCGGCTGCTCACCGGCGGCCGCGGCCGCCGTCGCGGGGGCGGGCGTCCCGCTCGTGGGGCGGCCGAGCAGCTTCTGCGCATCCCTTGCGCTGCTGCGGGTTTCCTCGAAGTCGGCGATCTCCCCGATCTGCGGCTCGAGCTCGCCGAGCCGCGTCTTGAGGCTGCGGATCAGCTCGCGCTCCGCGTCGGACGGGTCGCGTTCCTCCTCCTCGGCGCGGTGGAGGATCTGGTCGATGTTCTCGTGGATCTGTCCGCGCTCGTCCACCAAGCGCTGCAAAACGGCGTTCCCCATCATGGCCTCCTGGTCGATGTTCGACGGGGTGCCGCGGTGACCGGGTGCCGCCCTGGTGCGCGGGGTGCGGCGGTGCGGGGTGCCGTTCTCGGTGAGAAGCCTAGACGCGGATGCCGACGGCGCGCAACGTCTCGAGCTGCTGGTCGCTCACCGGCTGGTATCTGAGCTCGTCGATGTCGAACGCGCTGCGTTGCGCGGTGATCACCGCTCCCTTGTAGGCGGGCGTCCGGACGAGCGAGATCTCGTGGAGCTGGCAGGAGCGCCTGACGACGGTGCCCTCGGGGGTGCGTTTCCAGTGGGTGTACCGATCGGTGAACCCGATCGAGAAGCCGGGGAGGATCCCCTCGCGGACGAGCTCCAGCGCCTGGTCGCCGAACGCGCCCCGGTGAACCGCGAACACCCCGTACAGTCCGGAGCTTTCTTCGTGGAGCTCACGGCACACGCCCACCGAGTCGGGGAGCCCGTCGCGGTGCTCGTACCGGAGCTCCAGCCGGGCGGCCGCGTTGATCTGCCGTTTGAACGCGCCCGGCTCGAACACCTCGAAGTAGGCGGGCCCGTCCGGGTTGTCCCTGACCTGGGCGGCTTCCCCGTAGGGGACGCAGCACCCCTCCAGGGTGCGCCCTTCCCCCGCCTCGAGTTGGGCGCGGAACGTGCGGTGCATGATCATGCTCATCCTTGGATCACCTCCAGTGCGGGCGGGGCAGGCGCCGTGTCGGCGAGCGAGGGTTTCGCGCCCGGTGGCTCGTAGATCTGGGCGAGCGCCTCCCCCTCGTCGAGCGGCGGCAGGTTCGGGACTTTGGCGCGCACCTCGCTGACGGTGACGACGCCGGCGGCGAGCAGCTTCAGCCACACGTCGGTGAGGGTGGCGAGATCCGGGCGGAGCAGCTCCGACGCGTCGAACTGGACGCCGCTGCCGCGGGGCAGCCAGGTCGAGAGGTGCGCCTCGATCCGGTGGGCGGCGTGCACGAGCTCGGTGTGCCACCAGTTCTCGAACAGCATCTGCGGGTTCGAATAGTTCAGGCCGCCCGCCTGGTCCATGTTGAGCATGAACGCGGGGACACCGAACGCGGCGGCGATCTGTTTCGCGTCCCACTCCCGTGATTCCAGCAGGGCGAGGTCTTTCGGGTTGAACGCGAACTGGGTGAGCGCGACGTCCTGGGGGAGCACCGCCGGCGCCCCCCTCGAGTCGGCGCGCGCCGTGAGCCAGTCCTCTTTCAGCTGTTTCGCCTGGTCTGGGTTGAACGAGCGGCGGTCGACCTGGAGGATCGCCCACGGCACCCCGCTCGTGTACATGTCCGCGGCCAGGCGTTCCGCGGCGGCGGCAGACGCGACGTTCCCGGCGTACCCCTGCAGCGCCGACGTTCCGCGCAACGCGCCGCGGGGGTCGCGGCTGATCTGGAGCACGTCGTCGCTATCGAGGGGGAGCTGGTCAACGCGGTAGGCGCGGCCGCCGGCCGGGTCGACGTCGACGGTGACCCGCAGCGGGTCGAGGACCGTGAACGTCTGCGGGTACCCGGTCTGATAGCGGCTGGTGACCCAGAGGAACGCGTCCCCGTGCGCGTAGATGCTGAACATCATCGAGAAGACGACGTCGCCGATCCCGCCCGGGTACCACACCGGGTCGGGGTTCGACACCCACATCGGCTCATAGCCGCCCTGGAACCTGAGCGGCAGCGTCGAGATCTGCTGACAGGTCAACTGGAGGCAGCGGGCGACGGTGCCGACGCGGCCGGCCATCCACGGGTTCGCCCACGCCCCGGTGTCGAGGTACCAGTCGATCGAGGACGGGAACAGGCCGGCGAGATCAGGGTCAAGGCCGGCGGGGGGGAACGACGAGCGCTCACCGCGGCGCCACAGGCGCATAAGCGCATCATATGCTTCGCATCCGGGTGGCACGCGAGAAGTTATGGGCGCCGGTCGAGGACAACCTCTCGTCGCGCGGCCCCAAACGCGCCCTCCAGCTCGTCGAGATGCCACCCTGGATCACCTGGCGGACGAGCTCGGAGTCCGCCCGGGCGATCCGGTGGATCGAGAAGTACCTTCCCGTCCCGGTCGGGTACGGCGCCGGCGAGCCGATGAAGCTCGCCGGGTTTCAGAAGCGGATCATCAAGACGATGTACGACCACCTAGCCGCGTTCGTCAGCATCCCCGCCGCCAACGGGAAGTCGACGCTCCTCGCGGCGGTCGCGGTCGAACGCCTCTGCCGCGGTGACGCGTACACGGAGGTGATCGTGCTCGCCACGAAGCGGGAGCAGGCGGCGATCATGGTCGAGGCCGCCAAACGCTTCGTGAAAAGCGTCCCGGAGCTCGCATCACGGTGCGTCTGGTACGCGGACGCCGGCATCCTCGAGTTCAAGCCCACCGGCAGCCGCCTCCAAGCCCATCCGGCCAAGCTCTCGTCGCTGCAAGGGTTGAACTTCTCGCTCGCTGTTGTCGACGAGGTCGGGTTCGCCGACGATCCGCTGATCGAAGCTCTCATCGCGAGGCTCGCCAAGAGACCCGACGCGCGGCTGATCGGGATCGGGACCCCCGGGTTCGAGCCGAACATGCTCCACCGGCTCCGCGAAGCCCACCACGACGGCAGCCTCCCCCGCGGTGTCGCCTACCTGGAATGGGCCGCCCCCGAGGGCGCCGACCTCCACGACCAGCGGGCGTGGCGGCAAGCGAACCCCGCGCTCGCCGCGGGGTTCATGGGACCCGACGCGCTCGCGATCCAGGCCGACCTCCTCCCCGAGCGTGCGTTCCGCGTCTACCACCTGGGCCAGTGGGTCGACCAGGCCGCCGGCTGGCTCCCCCCCGGCGCCTGGCAATCCAACCCCATCGCGGAACCACCCCCGCCCGACACCGACGTTGTCCTCGCGGTGGAAGGCACCTACCGGCGCACCCTCGCCGTCGTCGGGTGCGCACTCGACGGCACCCTGTTCTTCTGCTGGGCCGCCGAAGCAGCCACCGACGACGAGCTCCGCCAGGTCCTCGACCAGGCTTGCGCCCAGTGGAACGTCCTCGAGGTCACCTACCCGAAACGGATCCGCACCCGCCTGTTCGACCAGCTCCGCCACGCCGGGCTCCCCGTCGAACCCTGGGACTCGAAGCCCGACAACGAGGCCGCCTCGGCGAACGAGCTGTACCGGGCCATCATCGACGCCCGCGTCCCCCACGACCACCACCCCCTCCTCGAGGAACACGTCGCCCAGCTCGCCGTCCGCACCAACGTCGACGGCTCGCTCCGGCTGACACGTCCCGATACCGGCCAGCACGTCGACGCAGCCCTCGCCGCCAGGGCCGCATGGTGGCGAGCCTTCCAGCTCGCCGACCACAACCCAGCCGAACCGATCCGCATCTACTGACCGCGACCGGATCCGGCCGTTGCCAGGCTGGGCACCAGCGCCCTGGGCTGTCCATCGCCAAATCGGACAGTGGGGACTCGCGGGGCGGCGGCGCGCTAAAAAACCGGGCTGCTAGCCCCAGCCGTTGAAGTACGCGATGACGACGAAGATCGCGATGACAACGAGTGCGACCTCTCCGATGGTGGGCGTGGTGAGTCTCACCGCTTCCGTCCTCGGACAGCGGAGCGTTTGCCTACCGCCCTGACTGCTGGGTTCCTGCTCCGCTTGATCCGCTTGAGCACGTGGCTGTAGCTGCCGCTCGTCGTCTTCCTCGCCGAGTAGGAGAGCGCGGCTCGTGCTCGCTTCGCCGTGTTGATCGGGTACTCCCTGGTTCTGGGGTAGGCGAACGCTGAGGAGGGGAGGCTCTTCACTCCATTCGCGGTCGACGCTTTGCCGGGTCTCGGTCTGGCCATCGCTTCACTCCTCGAGGTTGATGGCGCCCGCCCAGACTCTACGGCCGCGGGGTGACGCTGGCCGCTGGGCGAGCTGGCGTTGCCGGCCGAGCCGTCCGCCGAGGGTGCAGTTGCAGCGGCGGCATAGGACGCGGAGGTTCGCGGGGTCGTAGCGTCGGCCGCCCAACACGAGGGGGACGACGTGGTCGACGGTGTCACCCCAGCCGCCGCACACAGCGCACGTGTGGCCGTCCCGCGCGAACACCATGGCCCTGACCTGGCGCCACCGTCTGGTGCTCATGCCGCCGTGGTTCACTGCCGATAGATCAGGGTGGGGTTCACGTCAGGGAAAGGGAACACCATGAAGTTCGCAGCACTCATCGCCACCGTAGTCGTCGTGCTCACCGCCGCGGCCGCTGCGACAGCGGGCACGTCCAGTCTCCGTGTGATCGGGTCGAGTTCGTCGAGCGGGGACTTCGCGACGACGGCGCCGACCGCCCACGCCCGGGGTGTGCACGCCCTGTATCTGCGTGGCACCGGCCGGCACCTCGAGAACGGGATGGCCTGGGTGGCGTGCACGCGCGGCTCATCGCTGGGGTCGAAGCAGACGACGATCGGCAGGATGGTGTCCGGCCGGCTGTACCGGCTGCGGATGGCGTTCCCCGGCGACTGCCAGGTCACAGCGTCGGTGACGGGGTCGGGACCGATCAAGCTTCAGATCCTCGCCAGGTAGGTAGCGCTCTCCGCCGGCCCGCCCCGCTCCACCCCTGAAGGGGCGGGCGGGCCGGCGCCCCAAGCGCTCTGAGGGAGTAGTAGTAGGCGGATCGGGGCGCACCTCCATTACCCCTCCCTCCCCCTCACCGTATTTCCACAGCCCTTGCACAGGGTTGTTCACAGGCCGGTGATTGCCTGCTGTCGCGCGGTCGGTAGCTCGGTCCGACCTCACCCACGTGTGGGCACCACTACGGTTCACGGTGGCGTGTGGAGCGGGAGCTTCCCGCCGAGGATCGAGACGACGAGGTCCGCCTCGTCGCTGGTGAGGTTGTCGACCGCGTGGACGGGGTGGCCGACCAGCTCGCTGAGCAGGTCGAGGCGGGCCATCCCGTCGAGGTTCTTCTGCTCGAGAAGCTGGTACAGGTGCGTGCGCTGCGCTGGGCTGGCGAGCTCGGGGCCCGGCTCCGGTTCGACCGGGTCGGCGAGCTGCTCGAGGATCGCCACCGTCCTGGCTTCGCTGCTATCGAGGGCAACCAGGAGCTGGCTGACCTCCCGGCCCGTTAGCTCCTTGCTCGACGTGATCTTCCGGCCGATCACCTCGCGGGCGAACTCCAGCCTCGACTGGCGGTCGGTGACACGGTGATCCCGGAACGTGGCGTTCAGCTTGCGGAGCTGGCCCGCCGTCGCCGGCGGCCCAGCGACGGCGGGCACGGGCAGCCCAGCTGGGAGCTGCTCGTCGATCGGATCAGGGTCAGGCGTGGGTTCCCACCATTCGCCCTCTTCCGGCTCCGGGTCGGGCACCGGATCCACCCGCCCGGCGGGCTGCGGACCATGGGCTGGGCGGGCTTCACCGGTGTACTCAGGCATCTCGTCGGCCGGGGTGGGCTCGAACCCGGCGAGCTGCATCACGAACCCCAGCGGCTGCCTCAGCGCTTTGCTGGTGGCCCTGGTCTGCGCCATCGATAGGACGGCGTAGTCGTCCCTGGTGCGCCACTTCGCCTCGCTCCGAAGGCAGACCGCTTCGGCGGCGCCTACCAGGCCGCCCGCCCTGTCCCGCGCTTCGACGCGGGCTAGGTAGCCGCCCTCGACGGGGCGCGTCCACTGGGTCGCCGGGAACACACCCACCAGCGACCCCAGCAGCGTCCACCCCTCGACACGGACGTACTCGCGGCCGCCGATCGGGTTGGACAGGCCGCGCTCGCGGATCACCCTGGCGAGCAGGTTCGACACGCCGACATAGCGTTCGAACGTGACGGCTGGGTCGACGCTGACGAGCGCGGCGGGGAGCTCGCCCTCCACCATCCCGATCTGTTCCAACGCAGGGTCGCTCACTTCGGCAGCACCTCGATCTGGTCGAGCCACGCTTTCACCGTGAGCCCGTTGTCCATCGAGATGTCGCAATGCCACCTGTCCGGGGAACGCCGCAGCTCCAGGTTGTTCCAGGAGCCCGGGATCAACCTGGCGGCCTCGATGCGGCCCAAGGCTTTGCCGATCCGGACGCGCCTGTACACCAGCCCGCTGTCAGTCACCGGAGCCCGCACATTCGGCTGGTGTTCGGCCACGGCCCGAACCCGCGGGTCGCATACGCGGTGATCGCGACCGCCAATTGCTGCGCTGGTGTCCAGTGGTTCGCGGTGCCGCGTGATTGCAATAGCCGGCCGCCATAGGCGCGCATGAACGACCAGTCCATTTGCAGGCCGCCGTAATAGGGGGCGCCACTGTCAGTCCAGCTCCCCTCATGGGAGTGGATGCATTGGAACGCGCCGATCAGCCCGACCAGGTGGTCAAGCTTGCGTGTGAGCAGCTCGCGGAGCCGCTGCGTGGTGCGCTGCTGCTGCCGGTAGCGCTGCGCCCACTTCTCAGGCCCGAGTCCGTTGAAGCGCACCTGGCCGTACCCGATTGTCCGATTCGCCTCGAGGTGGGGTGGGCGGGCGCCCCATGCTGCCACCGCCGCTGCGAGGCAGACGATCAGGCAGAGGAGCGCCGCCCACCGGCGAGAGCAGGTGGTGGTCATGACCTGCCTCGCGTTTTGCGCCCGCGGCCCACGGGTTCAGGAGCGAATGGCACGTGACCTTCACCTTCGTGATTCCCAGAGCCCGTTACGGCCGGATCGCCCAGGCCGCGGACAGCCTGTTCCTCGAAATCCTTCAGAGCCCAGTACAGGTGGTTCTCGAGCGGCTGGGCTAGCTGGGCGATCCGCTCAGCCAGCTCGTCGCCGATCGTGTCGTCGAGGTCGGCGAGCGCATCGCCCATCCTGAGGACCGCTTGCTGCAGTTCACGGGAGCGGCGGAGCGCGATCTCGTGCGCGACCTGGCTCACGGGCGCCCCCGGTTCAACTGGTCGCAGCGGGCCATGGCCATGGCGGCGTTCCGGACTGGGTCGTAGTGGCCGGGCGGCCCGAACCGGGCGACCTCACGGTGGTTGTTCAGTCGGTCGAGGATCCAGAACGTCTGCCCCTCACGGGTGCCCTGGCTGAACACGTAGAAGCGCGGCCGCCTCACCGCTGTTGCCCCCGGTGGCGACAGGCGTTGTCCATTTCTCGTCCACATGAGAACCCGGCCGGGGCGTATTCCAGCGTGTACCGGCTTACGATGGTTCCACGTGAAACCCCTGCAAAACCGGCTGAACCCGGTTCGGGAGTGTTACGGCGTGTAAGTGGTGGAACGGTTTTGAAGACTCGCTGGGCCACCGGGCCCGTGCCGCTCCGAGCAGGGATTTTGCATGAACCCCTCTGATCCTTGTCCATTCCTCGTCCACATGAGATGGACAAGGGCACCGCGAAACCCGCGATTTCGGCGCTCATCGATGCGACTCCAGACGCTCGATCTCGATCACCTCGCCGCGGCGGCGGCGCGGGAAGATCAGCCAGAGCAGGAACAGCACGGTCGCCGTGAGCCAGCCCGCGACCACGGCGAGCACGATGAGCACCCACCCGTTCACCGGGCCGCCTCACCGGCGTCCTGCTGCTTCGCGTCGCGCCGGTCACGCAGGAACGTCTCGTACCGGTCGAGGTGCACGGTGAGCTCGTCGGGGAACAGGTGCCGGTATCGCTCGAGGATGAGGCGGCCGCCGTCCTTGTGGCCGACGCGGGCGGCGATCGTCTCGGGTCGCATCCCGCTCGCGGCCATCAGGCTGATCGCCGTGTGGCGGAGGTCGTGGGGGACGACCGTGTCGAACCGGGTCTCGTACCAGTCTGAGAATCCGTGCTCCTGGCGCCACTCGCGGGCGGCCGCCTCCCGTGCGGGGTGCCAGACGCGCGCGTAGAAGTCGGCCTTCCCCCAGCGGCCGGGCTGGTGGCGGCGGCCGCCGCGGCTGGTGGGTTGGCCGCCGGCGCGCGGGAACACGATCGGGGTTCCGGGGCTGCGCGCGACGAGCTGCTCGGCGAGCAAGGTCCGCTCGAACGGGGCGAGCTGGATCAGCTTGTCCCTGCGCTCCTTGCACATGGGGCCGGGGATCAGCACGAGCCCGCGCTTCAGGTCGACGCGGTCGTCTGTGAGCCCCAATGCTTCGCTGAGGCGAAGGCCGAGCGACCCGACGATCTCCGGGAGCAGCGCGATCTGCTCAGGGAAGAACGACGCGAGCCGCTCGAGCTCGTGGAGGTCGAGCGCGATCCCTTCCCGGCTCGTCGCCTGGATCGGGTCGATCTGCAGGAGCGCCAGGTCGAACCGCTGCCGGCGGCGGCGCGCGTCACGCAAGCCGCGTTTCAGCCACTCGAGGTTCTTCTTGGCGGCGTTCGGGTGCTCGACCGCCCTGGCGATGATCGCGTCCTCGACCTCGACCAATGACAGGTCGCAGACGAGTCGCCGGCCGAACTCCCTGTCCCAGAACCCGCAGATCTCGCGGGCCCGGTCGGCTGTCCCCCTGGCGGGCTGCGTGGTTACCTCCCAGCGGCGCCGGTACCCGTCGAGCATCTCGGTGACGGTGATCGGCGGCTCCTCATGCAGGTCGCCGAGCGAACGCGCGAGCTTGCGGTTCAGCTCGTACCTCTCGGCCGCCGCATGGGTCGGGAAGCTTCTCGCGCGTTCTCCTGGGAGCCGCACCTGGAACCCGTGTCCGTGCCGGCGGATCGACATCAGCGCGCCTCGCGGCACCGTGTCTCGGGTTCGCGGGGGCGGAGCGGAATCACGTTCGAATCGGTGTGCCGGTCGAGGTAGTCGCGGACGGCGGACTCGGGGAAGCGGCGCAGCCTGCCGACTCTCACCGACGCGATCTCACCCGTCTGGGCTTTGTGGA